TACTGCGGTTATCGCGTCAGTTGCGATTTCTGTTGCAGTGATTTCACCCGCTCCAATCTTTGCTGCTGTGATAGCATTAGCGTTAATCTTAGCCGTAGTGATTGCATTAGTTGCTATTTCATCTGCCGTTATAGCTCCCGCACTAATTTTCGCGGTAGTTATAGCGTTAGCACCGATTTCATCTGCGGTGACTGCACCTGCTGCTAACTTAGCTGTCGTTATGGCTCCTGCGCTCAATTTTGCCGTAGTAATCGCACTAGACGTAATTTCACTCGCTGTTATCGCTCCTGCTGCGATTTTAGCCGTCGTGATTGAATCGGCTGCTAATTTTGCCGTAGTAATGGCTCCTGCTGATATCTTATTAGCAGTTATCGCATCCGTTGCTATTTCAGTGGCAGTAATCGCACTTGCGACTATACTGTCTGCATTTACTGCGTCTGTTGCTATGAGTGCGTTGGTTATTGCGTCGTTAGCTATCTGTGCTGTTCCAATGGCGTCATCTGCTATCAAAGCTGAGGTTATAGCATCATCTGCTATTTTAGCCGTAGTGACCGCATCGTTACCTATTTGAGTTGCCGTTATGGCTGCATCTGCTATTTTTGCTGTGGTTACTGCATCGGGTCCGAGTTTGGCAGTAGTGATGGCAGAAGCTGCGATCACGTCGCCTTGTATTGCATTAACTGCGATTTGAGCATTTGTTATCGCGTCAGCGAGAATGTCTCCTGTCGCTATGTTAGTAAAATTACCTGCTGCCGAACCTACTAATGCTGAAACTACATCACTGGTGTTTACCGCTTTCGCCCAATAATAGTAAGTTGTTCCTGCCGTTAGTCCGTTGTGTTTGCCATCAAGCCATGTAGAGACCTGACCGTTCACGCCTGACATGGTATGAACTAGGCCATCAGTATCGCTACTTGGGGCAGAGTTAGAGGTCTTCCTGTAGATTTTAACAGCCTTCAAATCAGCACTATTTGAGTTAGTGAATTGAACTAATATGTTCAACGCTCTACCTGTTGAGGCGGTCAACGATGTTGGAGCGTTCGGTGCCTCTGTTGCTGCCGTAATCGTAATATTAGACGTGCTTGTATATGCTGAGTAAGTTCCAAAATTACTAACGTGCCTTACTTTAATGTTGTAGGTCTCACCTACCGCTACGTTTGGTATGCGGACAGTTTCTGTTCCTCTACCTACCGTTATGGCTTGAAAGTCGCTTTGACTAGACGTCTTGAAAGAAACCTCAGTAGCGAACACGTATGGCGAAGTATTCTCTGACCAACTAGCTAATACGTTGATTTTAGAAACACCACCTTCCTTAACAAGTATCTGACTCAAAGTTAACGAGCTAGGTGCGGTTATTTCTACTGAGCCAGTCGGAACTTCTGAGGTATTGCCAACTGTAACTGGTGTAACGTAATCATTTTGCACAAAATCATAGGTTGATGAATCAATTGATTTGATCACTAACCGACAAGCTGCGATAGGGACTTCGTTTGATTCAACAAACTCAAGCTGTGTACTCACTACCTCAAACGTCTTACCGCTATAACCGAGCCTTTCGTTTGTAACGTATACCCAATCAGCGGGTTGCAATCGTAAAAACTTCGTCGTTGTGAGTAATGAAAGCTGTTCAGTTTGCCTTTGATGTTGTAAAGCTATCTTCGTTAGTCGTTCTGCGGTAGTAACTGTTTGCGTGTAGGGTAATTGTAGCTCCATACGTTTTTTATAATTAGCAGTTGATTCACCGCTTGGAGTATCAATATTCAGGTATGCCGTTCCGCCTGTGCTTGAGGTTAGCTCTGGCGAATCGGTTGCTACATATTCGTTATTTTTATCAACGAATACGCTTTTCGCAAAATTAAATAGTTCGTTCGCTTGTGTGTTTCTTGATACCGCTACTGCTGATAGTAGATCATCATCTGTAATCGTTAGAGAAGGCGTCTGAGCTGCTCCTACAAATACGTTAAACTTTCCATTAGTGAAAGTTAATTTACCGCCCATAGCACTCAGAAGACCTTCTATGATGCCTGTTCCGTTAGCTGAGAAAGTTGTAAACCCGTTAGCCGTATATCTCTCTTCTGTAACCCCGCCTAAAGTTACGGACTGTTCACAAGTGTTCGCTGCAGACTGAAATCCTCCTGCGTTCGCGGTATCGTTTAACTCATCAGAGGTGCATTTTAATCCATATTCAGTGTCAGATAAATAATCCCTAATACACAAAGCGGGATTGTCTGACCAAGCCACAGATGTAGTTCTTGGGTCATATACTTTTTTACCTTTGATTTTTAGATTTATATTTGGCAACTGAGGTAACTTTTCACTGTCATAAATCATTTCAACATACATATAGGCGCAGTTTCTTAGAATGAAATTTGAATCAATAACCGTGCTTCCGTGTGTTGAGTTGGCAAGTGAGTCCCTGCTTGTTTGTGATCCATCATGGAACGTGAACCGAATTAACCTACCTGAGCCAAAGTCATGATCGTTGTCAGTATTCACATAATTTGAGGTAGTCACGGTATATATCTTGTTGTCCGTTCCTGCTCCTGTGCTTGTGCTTGATGAGGTAGTTACTAACTTGTCGTTAATATAAACGCCTGTGAACCCTTCTACTTCATGCCCTGCGAACACGATATACATTGATAGCTTATTATTATCAGTGCCAGTTGTTCTCATCATAGTGATAGTTCCCGCACAGCGAGTTTCACCATATATGATTTGCCTAGCTTGAAGATTGTTCCGTGAGCTTAATTTAGTTCCAAAGTTGGCATTATTTGCGTCTATCCCTTTTGACGTCATCATTCCGATACCTGCGGAAATCAACGTAGTTGCAAAAGTCATGACTGCAAACTGCATCGCGATAGTGAGAGAGCCTAGTGCGGTTCCAGAGGCGAATATTGGAGCCAAAGAAGAACCGACAGGAGGAATCATTACTATAAGAGCAACGACTACCGCTGCGATCAATGCTGACTTAATCGCTTTACCCATCTATACGCCAACCTCTAAGAGCTAACTCTGATGCTTTTACTTCCAACCCTTCCTCGCTAGGGCATAGTATGGCGTTACCGTTATAGATACCGCACATTTCAGACTCTTCTTTCCAAATGACTAGGTCACCTGCTTGTAAAAAATTTGGTTGTATCTTTTTGAGCTTGCCGAATCTTGCTGCTTTGTCTAACGACTTCCCTAAAGTTCCGCCATATGATTTTATTGATTCCATAGCGGACTTTTCATCTTTCCACTTCAGTTCTTTTGGAATCAGAGATTGTCCTGTCATAGCTTTTATACAGCCGTCAGAAAATTTACAGCAGTCCCACTTCCCCCAAATAAACGGATCAAATTTATGCTCTTCAATATATGCGAATAGTAAAGACTGCCAATCAAGTTTCTTTTTCATCTCCTATTGTGTCTCGGATGCCCACTACTATCTGAGCTTCCTCCTCCATTTGTATCGCTGTTACTTGGTCTGCCCCATAATATTTCCTTTCCTTGTATGGCTTGAACGTATTTGAATCCTGTATCAGAACTATTAAGTATTTGTTGAGAGGCGTTTGTATAACGTAGATTGGATGGCCTGTTCAAATCTACTAATCTGTTTTCAGCGTTGATTGCTATTGTCGCACCATTTTCAGCATCATCTGAAATTTGCACGTTAGTCATACGACCTGAGAACATAACCATTTCACCCGCACTTTCATTCGCTCCTCCCATTAGATATCCCATGTAGAGTTTGATTTTGCGGTTTTGTAAGTCTTCTGAAAGAGCAAGATTCATCACGGTCGTATCCATACCCGAAAGCGATATAGTCAAATTTGTTGACTTCACCTCCATTGAATCTTCAATATCACCTATGGAGAGTAAAGTTCCTGCTCCCTCATAGCTTTCACCGTCAACTGTTAATGGCTCGGCTCCCGTCCATAATCTGATCGTTTCTGTGTCAAACTGTGCTTTTACGGCAAAGAAGAGATACTGGTGGTCAGCACCCATCCTGTTCTGTATAGCGGTATCAACACCTTGTCTGCTCGCCATTACGTGTTACTCGCACTAATATCTTCTATAACTTGGAATTGCATTCCATACGTAGATACCTGATTGGCGTTCCAACCGACTTCTTTGCCAACTAATCTAAATAAGCCTCTTGCGTTTTCAAACGTGATCAAATGACCTGCTGTTAAATCTTTCCTAAGTCTTGGCTGAACTTTTACGGCTCCGTTACTACCACTAAACGTAGCGTCTTCTGTAGCCATCACTAACTGGAACGGCATATGGCTTGTGCTGTTACCACTCAGCAATCCTAAGTAATCACCCGCTTTAATTGTTCCTGAGCCTGAGGTAGTAAAAGACAACGCTTCCGCTCCGCTAATGTTTTGTCTCAACTTACAACTTGCTGTGCTGTTTTCCGTCGTGAGGTTAGTATTTACTGTGACAATAGCGTTGGAGTTCTTAGTAGTAATCTTGTGCGTTCCGTTATTGTTTTCGTTAGTTGCTCCTGTGATATGCACGTAGTCTCCTACAAATGAGTTCGTAAAGACGTTTGATGCTGCGGTAACTCGGTTATTTGTTCCGTTAAATGAAAGCGTTTCACTCGTATCATTGATTCTGACTGCTGCCGTCAGGGTTGCTGCGTTGTGTGTTCCTAAAGGACTTTTTGCGTCAGGGTCTGTAAACAAAAACGAGTTAGCAGGTCCCTTAGCTTCTGCTAAAAATGACTGCCAGTTAACTGCGGTGTTCCTACGTTGAGGTGGCAATATTACGTTCGCAGTCCAATACACGTTAGCGAATTCCTGAACCTTTTGTTGGCCTGTAAACGGTGATATCGTTGTTCCAATAGTTCTGACCAAGGTGAACTCGCTTCGCGTGAAGTTAGGTGACGTAGGCATTGTTACTATATTTCTGTCAGCTAAACTCATGCTCCACCTAATAATCCTTTACGATATGCACCGCCTCTAGCTGCTGCTTCAAACACCGCCATTTTGGAAGACTCAGCTATCTGTGGTAACATTTTTTGCACTTCTGCACGAGTTGTCGCTGCAACGCCTAAAGCAAAGTTATTATTTTGAACTACCGTTATACCGCCCCCACCACCCATAGCGGAACGTGAATCCGCTCCGTTCATGATTCTTCCTGCTGAGTTTGGTATGAATATTTCGGGTCCTCTTTCGCCAACAAGCATAGGCGCACCGCTGTGAGCTGCTCCTCCTCCTGCTGAACCGCCAGTTCCTGGTGTTACGCTTATACCTCCAAGACCTGAGCCACCACCAAAACTTGCAGTGGTAAATGTTCCTGCTCCAAAGATAGCGTTCAATATTTTGTTCACGACCATCATTTGTAGGAACGCTGCGATAATTTGTGAAACAATCCGCTTGGAAAAGTTCTTAAAACTCTCTAGGGCATTCTCGCCTTCTAGTAAAGCGTTCACGAATTCATTAGTAAAAGCGTTAGCAGTACTGGCTATAGCACTTTGTAGCTCCTCGCCCATAGTTGAAGATACTTCACCCGCTTCGTCTTTTAAGTCTTGTAAGTGTCCTCTTACTCTTTGCACCACTTCCTCAGTGACCTGAAAGGACTCCATGATTTTGTCATTAGCCAATATTTCATCAAGAAATCCTAATTGTTGATTAATTTCTTCAAGAGGGTCAGCTGAGTCTTTGACTAGCTTTTTAAAGGTGTCAAAAAACTCTATAAGATGTTGTGGTGGCGAGAACCCTTGGTCAATCGTAATTACCATCGGTTCTTCTAGTTCGTCTTTGATGGCTAAAAGATCATTGAGTTCATCACCTGCGCTACTAAGTAATTTTTGTAAACCGCCTTTTGATTTTCCTTTTGCGTTCGCGAGTCTTTCTTGTAGTTTTGCTATTTTTTCTCTTTGATCTTGTATTTGTTTCTGAACGATTGCTCGTTGTTCTTCCTTTGAGCCAGTAATCCCTCTATCTTCAAGAGTCTCATTACCTGACATCGCCCTGACAGTTTTAGCTATAGCGTTAGCCATTCTCGTAAGGTCGTCGGCTAATCCTTTTAGGAAATCACCTAAACCGCTTTGAAACACTGCATCAGCTAACTGCTTGAAAGCGATTGTCATGTTGGAGGTTTTAGTTGAAAGGTTATCCATCTTGGAGGCCATAGCTCCTCCAAACTCTTTTTTCATACCCGCGATAAGGGTGTCTACCATTGTGGCTGCACCCTCTGCAGTTTTTCCGAATGTGCTAAGTTCGTCTCTTGATAACTTTAGAGCCTCAGTTAGCATTTTTGTTGCAGGTATGCCTCTGTCATCAAGCATATTGATTTCTTCAAGACCTAAACCACCTGCTGCCGACCTTTGAACTAAACGAACCATGGCTTCAAATGCGCCTAGTTGGTCTATAGAGGTAGACGCAGTATCTGCGAATGCTTGTAGCATATCTTCGCTTGGATCAATGCCTGAGCTTTTTAGCTGAATGAATGCCTTCGTGACATCTTCAATCTGAAAAGGCGTGGTCTGAGCAAACTTCATCACTCTATCCATAGCTCGTTGGCCTTCCTTCATGCCCCCGAATACGGTATCAAGTGAGTCTTTCAGGTCTTCAAACCCTGAGCCGACTGAAGCGACCTTGGATATACCTGCGGTCACTACGGCTAATCCCGCACCTACCGCTAATAAACTCTTAGGTATTTTTGTTAAGGCTGCTCCAAAACCACCCGCACCTGCTGCGGTTCCAAAAGCCATAGCTCCTGCTTTTCCTGTGGCGTTGAGTCTGCCTTGAATATTGTTAAGCTGTTTACGAAGGTCGCTCGTATCAGCTTGGATTTTGATTATTAGCTCATCAACAGTTTTAGCCATCAGGATATAACTCCATTAGATTATCTAGCTCATCTTTACGCATTGGAGCGTTTGATTCACTAGAAGAATGAAACTGCTTAAATCCTGATAAAGCTAACCATAGTTCACGTGGCGACAAGTTCCAAAAGTCATCTGGACGCATCTGCATGATGCCTAGACCTATTTTGACGAATTCCGCCCACATAATAGGCTCTACCCCGTCGCTTGTGGCTTTCCCTCATTATCTTCCTCCGCTTCTGGATCAGATAGAGTGGCTGCTAATAGCTTCGCAACTTCTGTGCTCGCTAGGACTATACCCACGTTTTGGATAATCTTGTGTATGTCTTTGTCTTGGAAGTCGTTACCGCCACCTCTCAAAGCGTATTTGAGAACAGTAACTAGCGTGGATATGGTTATTTTCGCGTTCGCGATTTCTGTGGTTAGTTCTAGAATGCCTTTTCCGAGTTCATTCTCAATCTTG